GAAAAAATTCCATTAGATGATGCTATTGCATTAGAATCATTCTTATATAAAGGAACAAAAGCATTAATGCCAGATACAATTTATTATAATGAAGAAGCATAGGAGGAAACTATGGTAAAATTTAAAAATGAATATGGAAGTATATTAGAAACAAATAATAAACTATTGATTGAACAATATAAAAAAATATATACTGAAATAAAAGAAAATAAAACTAAAAAGAAAGAAGAAGCCAGCAAATAGTTGACTTCTTTTTTGGAGGTTGACTATATGGAAAATCAAGTTGATAGAATTAAGCAATATGTTTCTGTATTAAATTCTAATATAGAACAAGATGAAGTGTTTGATTTTAATGTAAGAGAAATTATAGATAGAATTTTAAATTATACAAATAGAAACGAATTGCCTGTTGAATTAGAAAGAGTTTTAGTAAAAGCCATTATTAATATTTATAAAAAGATAGAAAATGAACAAAACAATAATGGAGAAGAACAAAAAGAAGTTAGTTCAATAAGTGATAATGGACAATCAATCTCATTTTCAGATAAAGTAAAAACATATATGATTAACAGTTCTGACGATGATTTATTTTTTGGATTCCTAACTCAAATTAATAGATTTATAAAAGTTAAGGTGGTAGGTGAAGATGAATATACCAAACAGCTTCAAGAAAGCAATAGCTAATAATTTTTATGATAAAGAATTAAAGATAATGACAACAGAAAAACAAGAAATAAAAGATGAAGAAGGTTGCATTATTGAAACTGACAAAGAAACTTTAAAAGAAACAATAATGGGGAATTTCCAAACATCTACTCTTGAAAAAATACAACAGGAATATGGAAAAGAAATAATTGCAGATTGTATTGTTACATGTGAAAATACTAAGGCAATAGAAAGTGATATTTGTATATATCAAGACAAAGAGTATGAAATAAAAGCAATTATTCCATCAGATAGCCATAAAACAATACTTTTACATAGAGTAGGTGGTTTAGATGAGTAGTGTAGAAGGCTTAGATGAATTACTTGCTAATTTATCGGGTTTAGGTGGAGATATAAAACAAAGTTGTAAAAGAGGAATTGAAAGAGGTTCTAAGAAGATACAGAAAAATGCAAAATATTTAGCACCATCAAAAACAGGACATCTTCGTAATTCTATAAAAACAAAATCTGAAACAACAAAAGATGGAGTGAAAGCACAGGTATTTACAAATATAGAATATCGGAGCTTATGTAGAATTTGGTACAGGACAGAGAGGAAAAGCAAGTAATATAGATAGACCTAAACGGAATATCATATAATGCAGAATGGAAAGGTATGTCAGCAAGACCGTTTTTAACTCCAGCATACTTACATGCAAAAAATACAGGAGAAGTAGAACAAGAAGTAATCAAAACTATACAGCAAGAAATAAGAAAGTTAGGTGGTAAATAGTGAAAAATTTAAAACCACAAATATTAAAGAAACTGGAAGAAATCTCAGATGTTGAGGTTTCTTATTTTTATCCACAAAAGTGGACGAATTTTGGGAAAAATCCTGCTATTTCTTACTATGAAATGGATAATTCTATGTCAAGTAAAGCAGATGATGAAGAGTATAGCAGTAATATTGCTATTCAAATAGATATATGGGCTAAAAGTTCAAGTAAATGTTCTAAGTTAGCTATTGAAGTTAATTCAAAGATGGAAGATTTAGAATTTGAAAGGACTTTAGCACTAGATTTATTTGAACAAGAAACAAAAATATATCACAAAACAATGCGTTTTGAAAAAGAAGAAATTATATAAAGGAGGTCATTATATATGGCAAGAAAATATTTAAAAGGTTTTAGTAGATTTATGTATTTTCCATTAGTAGATAATACTTTGGAAAAATATTCTGTAGGAGATGGAGTTTTAATTCCATCAGCACAGAAATTGTCTAAAGAAATTGATTCAGAGGAAGAAAGCATTTATGCAGATGATGAAGTATGGGATGTTGATAAAACAGTAAATGGAGAAAAATTTACATTAACATTAAAAGAGTTACCAAATGATTTAAGAGCAAAATTAGAAGGTGGAAAATATGATGAAACAACAAAAGAATATGATTTTTCAACAATAGATAATGCTCCAGAATTTGCGTGTACATATAGAGGATTATTAGCAGATGGTACATATAGAATGTGGAAACAATATAAATGTAAAGTTACAAAAATAAAAATGGATTTGGAAACAAAAGGGGCAAGTAAAGATGGAGCAGTAGAAATAGAGGGAATGTTCATGTCAAGAACTTGTGATAATAAATTATTCACAATGAAAGATACAGAAACGGGAAATGCAGATTTAACATGGTTAGATACAATAGCAACAGTACCAGTAACAATACCAGAAGGAGAGTAATAATACTCTCCTAAAATTTATAATAGGAGGACATAGAATGACAAAAAGTAATGAGGAAAAAAGTTTACAAAAAATAATAAAATTACATGGTGTAGAGATAAGAAAGATGCCTTGTGGCAAGTATTTTGAAGCTCTACAAACTTTAAAAGATTTGCCAGAAGACTTCATAAAGGAACTATCTGACAATGGGCAAGATTTTAAATTATCAGAGATGTTTACAGTGGAAAATATAATGAATTTAATAACAAAATTAATGATGATTGCACCAAAATTTTTATTTAAGTTTTTAAGTCAAATACTAGATATAGAAGAAGATGTGTTGAAGGAAGAATTAACACCAACTGAACTAATAGAGGTTTGTAAAAAATTCTGGGAAGTGAATAAGTTAGAGAGTTTTTTCGACCAAGTGAAGCCAATCGTGAAGGGAATGACAATGCTAATTGGCTTCAAAGAACAATTGCCATCTGCATAAAAATAGGTATAAGTAAAAGAGAGTTTTTATATGACTATTATCCAGATGAAATTCCTATTATTATGCAAGAGTATTCAGAATTGAGTAAAGTAGAGAGTAAAGAAGATGAAGAAGTTGGAGCAGAAGAGTTTTAAAGGATTGATTATATTGAATATCAAAGAAGCAGTAGAAGAAAGCATTAGAAAAAATAAATTAATAAGACGAAAAAACTCTGTTACATCAACTGTATTTATGCCAACAAATACATATTATTTAATAGTAGTTTGGTCAAATGATAAAAGAAGATTGCCAGTTAGAGGCTGGTAACTATCGGCAGATGATTTATTAGCAAATGATTGGTATATAACAGATATAGATTACCAAAATTTAATTTTATCTAATACAAAATTTGACACAATATATAGTATATGTTATTCTCTTTTTAGGAGGGGATAAGGTATGAAATGTCCAATATGCAAGGCTAAATTAAATGAATTAGATGAAATATGTCCGAATTGCAAAACAAATTTGGATGAAGTTGAAAATGGAAGAAAAACTAATGCAGATATTTTAAATTTTATGGCTTATTTAAACATTATTTTATCAGTAATAGGTGCAATATTTATATGGATGAAGTTTCCAACAATTGAAGTAATAAAAAAATATACATATACTAGTGGAACATATACTGATAAAGTCATAAATTGGTATGGTATATTAGGAGGAGTTGGAATACTAATAGCAGGTTTTACATTATTTTTCTTATTAAAGACAATTATTGATATTTATTGCGAGGTAGAGAAGTAATGTGGTTTTTGATAATTTTTTTTATAATAGTAATAATTTTATTTATGAAATCAATTGATAATATCGTATTAGAAAATAGAAAAGAAAAAAAAGAAAAAGAAGATATTATACAAAAAGGAATTAGTAAATATGATGCAATTTTTTCTACAAAAATTAACCATATATCTGGATTATCATTAGCAGAAAACTCAGAATGTATTATATATTTATGCAAAGATTTAATAGTAGTTGAAAGTGCAGGAAATGTATTTAAATTGCAAATTAATAGAATTTTAGATATGAATATTAAAACTTCAAAAGAAATACAAAATTCTATTAGTGGAGCAATTAGTGGATATATGATATTAGGAGCAGTAGGAGCTATTTTAAATTCAACTATTACAGATATACATAAATTCTTTTTAATTATATATAAAAATAAAGAAAATGAGAAGCAATGTATAAGCTTTGACATGAAAAATAATGTAGAAATTTTTAAAAATATATCTAACTATATAGAAGCATATAAAATTGGAATAACAAATAAAAAAGAAATAGAGTTATAGAAAAAAGTAGTTATTAAAAATAAGTAAGTGCCCTTCTTTGTGAATAAAAATATAGAGATTTCAGAGTTTTTATTGTATAGAAGAAAACATAAAAAAATATACAGAAACGACAAATTTTGATATTTTTTTTAAAAAGTGTATGTTATTCTCTTACTAGGAGGGAAGATATATGAAACAGAAAAAAATAATAATATGTGGCATTATTATTCTAATACTAATTTTTAGTATATCGATATTAATAATATTAAAGGCAAAAGATAAGAATAATGTGGAGGAAACAATTAGTAGTCAATTAGGAGATATAGTTGTTTTAACAGATAAACACAAATCAGAATTGAGAGAAAGAACAATAGATAATATTAAAATATATTTAAAAACACCGAGTATAGCAGAATTTCAAGAAAATTTTACATATACTTGTGAAGAAGCAAATGTTGTAAAAGTAGAAGGATATGTAGATAGTCAAAATAGCTTTGGTTCCATATTAAGAGGAAAATTTATATGTGAATATTTTGTTATAAATGGTGTATCTGATACATTAGTATATATAGAATATAATAATGAAGAAATATTTAATATAAAGGACACTTATATAGAAGAATACAAAAAACAAGATAAACTGGATAATATAAATAAAAATGGAAATGAGCTTAATCAAGAAAAACTTGATTATATAATGAATGAATTTAATAGTGATGAAATAAACGATGTAGGAAGAGTAAAAAATGCAGAATATAAAGAAGATATATCTATCATTAATATAGATGTAATAGCCAAAAAAATAGAGAAAAAAGAAGATAAACAATTTTGGATATACCATAATATAATAGCAATAATAGATTATATAAAACAATTTGAAAATATAGGAACAGTTCAAATAAATTTATATATAAATGAAATATTAATGGCTGAAGCAAAATTTGATGAGCAATTTATAGAGGAAGTATGGAAGGATAATACTTGGATAGATAAAGTACCAAAATTATTGGATGAAAATTATATAGAAATGTTTTAATAAAAAAACACTTATTTTAATTTTAAGTTAAAATAGGTGTTTTTATTATACAAGAAAGGAGGAAAAAGATGGCAAATCAAACTACAATTGGAGAATTGGTAATTGATTTACAAATTAAAACAAATGCTTTAGAAAAAGGTCTTGAAACAGCCAAAGAAAGATTAAAAGAAATAGAAAAACAGAGTGAAAAAGTACAAAGAAATAATAGTCAATTGGAGTTGAGTTATTCAAAATTATCTACAAAAGCAATAGAAGCATTATCAAGCATTAAATCGGCTATTGGAGATGGAATTGAAAATTATAAGAAATATGAAAGTGCAAATAAAGGATTAGAAAGTATAATAAAAGGACAAGGTCTTAGTTTTGATAAAGCACAATCCTTTATTGAAGATTATATATCAGATGGATTAATTCCTTTGAGTGATGCAACTCTTGCATATAAAAATCTTGCATCAAGAGGATATAACGAAGAACAAATTAAACAAACAATGATAGCCTTGAAAGATGCAGCAGCCTTTGGAAGACAATCAACCTATGAATATGGAGAAGCTATAGCAACTGCTACAGAAGGATTAAAAAATGAAAATAGTGTTCTTGTTGATAATGCAGGTGTTACAAAAAATGTAGCAAAAATGTGGGAAGATTATGCAAAAAGTATAGGAAAAACAACAGCAAGTCTTACTCAAGAAGAAAAGATACAAGCAGAAGTTTTAGGGATTCAAGAAGAAAGCAAAAATCAAATTGGAGATGCTACAAAATATTCAGAAACTTTTGCAGGACAACAAGCACAAATAAATGCTGTTAATATAGAATTAAGTAAAACTATAGGAGAAAGTATGATTCCAGCTTTAACTCAATATAGTTCTTTACAATTAACATTAACTAAAGGAATAACGGAATTTATAAAAAATAATAAAACAGCATCAAGTGGAGTGATAACATTAGGAGCAGGTTTATTAGCAACAGTTGTTATAGTTACAAAAGTAAGAACATCATTATTATCATATGCAAATGCTACAGGAGTTGCAAATACAGTAACAAAAACATTTACAGCATCATTAATGGCTAATCCTTTATTTTGGGGTGGATTAGCTATTACAGCTGGAATTGCAGCACTAAATATATTTATTTCTAAACAACAAGAATCTATTGATAAGTTTAATGAAGCAACAGAGAAGTCTGAAAATCTATCGGAAGCACTAAAAAATACAATGAATAATGAAGGAATTATGTCAGAAGCAGATCAGAAAACAATTGAAAGTGCCAGAGATGAAGCACAACAAATAATAAAAATATATGATGAAAAGAAAAGCAAAATAGAACAAATAGAAAATGAAATTAAAGAAGTTCAAAAATCAGATAAATATAGTTTTCAGAAAAATGGAGAAATAAATGCGTTAAATGTACAGCTAGAAAAAGCAAAAAAAGAGTTAAGTGATTATGAAAAAGAACAAGATAAATATGGACAAACAATTGAAGGTACTAAGAATAAATTAAGAGTTTTAAATAAAGCACTAGAACTTAATGCTACAAAGCAAGAATATGCTAGATTAACAAATCAAAAAGCACATAGAGAAACTTTAATAAATATAGCACAAACAAAAGCAGATATACAAGGAAAACAACAATTATTAAATATACTAAAGCAGGGAAAAACATCGACAGAAGAATATGCAAATGCTAAATCTCAATTGGTTAAATCTTATGCAGAATTAGCAAAAGTTAATGAAAATACAATAGCTAGTACTCAATCAGCAATAGATGCAGAAAATGCAGCTGCGGATGCAGAATGGGCAAATGCACAGGTTGCAATTCAAGCAAGTATATTAGAAGTTAGTGCAATGATGAGTAACAGTGAACAAATTATAAAAATAGCTAGTGTAACAAAACAATCTGTTGAAGAGGTTACAGCATCTTTACAAAATCAGTTAAATATACTAGGTAACTTAGCAAATTTAACTCCAGAAGATTTTAAAGGAAGTGTTACATCAAATTATACACCCAAAAAAGTATCCTCAGGAGGTTCAAAAGGAGGAGGTTCAAGTTCATATTCCAACAAAGCCCTAGACGACTACAAAAAGCAAATAGAACACAAAAAAGCATTAGACCAAATAAGCTTGCAAGAAGAAATAAACATGTACCAATACGCACTAAAAAAATATGCAAAAACGCAAGACGAAAAATGGGAACTAACAGAAAAAATATACAGCCTACAAAAAGAGATACAAGAAAAATCACTAGATGACTATACAGCAGTAATAGAACATAGAAAAAACTTAGACCAAATAAGCTTACAAGAAGAAATAAATATGTATCAATACGCTTATAATGCACTAGCAAAAACAACAGAGCAAAAGCAAGAGTTAGAGGAAAAATTATATGAACTAAGAAAAGAGCTAGCACAAAAAAATAAAGAGCTACTAGACCAACAAACAACTGACTATGAAAGATACATACAAAACCAAAAAAATTTACGAGGAGCTGAATATGACACAAAAGAACAAGAAGAAGACCTAAATAAAATAATAAACCTACATAGAAGCTACTTAAATCAAATAATGAAAGACGAAAGATTATCTCTTGACGAAAGAAAAGAGCTATATCAAGAAGAATTAGACACAATAAGAGATTATGAACAACAAAAAAGAGATTTAAGAGTACAAAGTGTAGACGACACAGTATCACAATTAACTAGTGCAATAACTAAACAACTAGAAGAAATGGAAGAAGCAGACAAAAAAGCAATAGAAGAAAATATAAAGTTAGTTGAAGAATGGAAAGAAGTGCGAATAAATGCAATTAACGAAGAATATGAAACAAGAATAGAAGCAATACAAAAAGAGTTAGATTTATTAGACAAATCAGAAGAAGAAAAAACAAGAGCAGAAGAAGACGCAGAATTTGAAAGAAAAAGGAATAGATTACAGCAATTAGTCGACTTTGAACATGATGCAACAACAAAAGCAAATTATCAAAAAGAACTAGATAAGTTAATTGCAGACTATCAAAAGACTCTTGACAAAAGAGCATTGCAAGACAAAAAAGATGCTTTAAAAGAACAACAAGACTTATTAAAAGAAGAACAAGATAATAAAGTACAAGCAATAGAAGATGAAGCAGAAAAGAAAAAAGAACAATATGATAAACAATTGGACGAATTAGAAGAATATTACGAAAAGCAAAAAGAGTTAGCACAAGAAACAGCAGAAAAAATGTTATTAAATGTAGAACAGAACCAAAATGAAATATTAAAACTACTAAATTCTTATGGAAATGCTTATGAAATAACAGGACAAACATTAGGGGAAAAACTAGCACAAGGAATTAATAATGGAATTGCTGACAAGATACAAAATATTATTCAAAAAGTTCAAGACACAATAGATGCAGGGATTGAAAACAAAATAAAAGAATGGACAGCTGGAATGTATAAATATGAAGCAAAAGGAGTAGGAAATACAATTATAAATAAAACTGTAAATGTAGAACAAAATAATACAATAACAACACCAGTTGACAGTCCATCAGTAGCTTATAAAAAACAAGAAACTCTAAATAGAAATTTGGCAAATGAAATAGCTTATGTATTTTAGGAGGTAAAAATGCAAACGTTAAGAGTAATCAATTTAGGACTCAATGAAGAAATAAAATTTGATATGAGTGGGGAAATATTATTATCACATATTGAAGGATTAGGAATACCAGATGTAACATCTGAAACCACACAATCACCATTACAAGATGGATCAGATATACATGGTGTTTTATTAGGTAATAGAGTGATAAGATTAGATGCTACAATAAGAGCTACAGATAGAAAAAAATTATATGAATTAAGAAGAAAGATAATAAGAGTAATAAATCCACGTACTTATAATGTAAAAAGTGAGAAACGAGGAGAATTACTCTTATTTTACACTAATGATTATAAAACATACCGCATTTATGCTCATGTTGAAGACACAATTGATTTTAAAGAAAGATTTGGAAACAATGATAAATCTCAAATTATATTTACTGCCCATAATCCTTATTTACTAGATGAAGAAAATACAAAATTAGTAATTAAAAAATTCAGTGGAGGGCTTAAATTCCCACTTAAATTAAAAACTAGATTTGCTAATGTAGGATACAAAAAAGACTATGAAAATGATAGTGATACAGACCTACCAGTAAAAATAAAATATTTTGGACCAGTAATAAATCCAATTATTACAAATGAAACAACAGGAGAATCAATAAAAGTAAATAGAACTTTAGAAAAAAACGATATATTAGAAATTAACACAACAGATGGGGAACAAACAGTAAATATAAAAAAAGAAGATGGAACAACAGAAAATGTTTTTCATTGGATAGACTTAGAAAATAGAGATTTTTTCAAATTAATTATAGGAAGAAATATAATTTCTTATTCTGGAGATGATGAAAGTCATTCAGGGAATATTGAACTAGAATTTGTAAGAAAGTGGGTTGGTAGTTAAATGTTAGAAATAATAAATCAAGACTTTCTATTACAAGGAATAATAACAAATTATGAAAGCGTAATATTTAATCGTAGTTGGTCAGGAGTAGGAACTTTTGAAATACACATAAATAAAAATAAGAAAAATGTAGATAAGCTATTTAAAGATAACTTTATTATGCTAAATAAAAAACAAAACAAAGTTGGAATAATAGAAGACACACAACTTGATTGTAATAATACTAAAAAATTAGTAATATCAGGAAAACAATTAAAAGGTATAACAAATAGAAGACTTACTGTAACAGATGCTTATGATAGAGTGGAAGAAACACAAGCAGAAAATGTATTTAAACATTATATACAAAATCATATAATAGATAGTTATTATAATAATATAGCAACACCAGAAAGAAATATTGAATGGATAAGAATAGCAGAAACAAAAAATAGAGGGCTAAAAACAGTATGGCAAAGTAGATTTGAATACTTAGATGTATTGTTTGAACATATATCAAAGGACACAGGTTTAGGATGGAATATAATATTAGATTTAGCACAGAAATGTGCTTTTTTTGATGTATTTGAAGGAGTAGATAGAAGTATAAACCAAACAGTAAATCCACCAGTCATTTTTTCAGATAAGAAAAGAAACTTAAATACCTCAAAAATAGTAAATAAGACTTCAGGAAGTAAAAATGTGGGTTATAGTTTAGGAAAAGGAGAACAAGAAGAAAGACCGATTATTTTAGTTGGAGATACAGAAGTGTCTGGACTAGAAAGAAAAGAATTATTAATAGATTTAGGAAATTTAGATATTGCAGAAGTAGAAGAAGAAGGAACAAAAAAATTAACAGATTATAAAGAAGTAAGAAGTATAGAAGGAACTATATACCAAATACCTAATATGGAATATGAAAAAGATTGGGACTTAGGAGATATAGTAACACTAGAAACAGAAGGATATACAGAGGATAAAAGAATAACAGAGATAAAAGAAGTATATGAAAGAGGAAAGACACAAATAGAAGTAACATTTGGTGATAAAATACCAGGTTTAGCAGAACA